GAAAATTGGTTTTATTTTCATAACCCTTATTAAAATTTTTCTAGATTTTTTATTTTTATTTTAATAAAATTTGTACAAGGTGTATGAGGAAAGCTATTTGCTTTTCTTTGGGAGAAAACTACCACGAGGGGCATTAATAATGTTGTCTTGACTTTTCTTTTTTGGTTTATTGGGGCGTAACAACTGTTTAGTGACATTGGTTATGGGGCGTAGTGCGGGAAAGGCGGTTGATGTTAAATCCAAGACGGCAGGGGCATATTTACGTAAAAGGTCTAAAACTATTTGAAAATATTCACCGGATGGGTTCATGTCAACGGGGACACCAGGGGGGAGATGTTGCACTAAAGCTGAGTACAAGGCAAGAGCGCGTACATCATATGCAGGGCTTGGTGTGGCTACTGAAACAAAAGTATCATAGTAAGAAGGAAATATTTCAAAATACGTCTTTACTGTGACCTGGAGAGTAGTTTCATTACTCAACCCTGTAAAGTAAGCATAGGACAAATTCAATTGATCATTGATGAAAGGGGTGCCAACAACATTTTGATCAGAACCGAAGGCCATGGCAGTGACAGTGTTAATAGCATTTTCACTTCCGGCCCATTGATATTCTAAATGTTTGGCGATGGGGCGCCCTACAGGATTGTCAACTGAACAAAAGGTGTTGATTAGATAAGCACCGCGTTCGGCAGGCCAAGTTTTTGAATTAGGGAACAAGGCAGCATTGGATTGGTTCAATGGAGGAGCACTGATCGTATTAACAACATTTTCTTGTGGATCATATGGAGAAGCATTATCATCTTTAAAATTTACAGCACCAACATCGGCGTTGCGGGGGACAGATCCAACAACAACAGTCCCTTGTTTGTACAATGAGGATGTAGTATTATGGATCTCTATACCTTGAGCTATTATACGACCGGATTGATAACCTTGCAAGTTGCCAACTCCAGTGGAAGTAAAGTTTGTATGTGCACCACCAGCGGTCCAGTTCCACCACAAATTCTGTCCAGTATCACTGGAATTTGCGTAGATAGGATAAATGCTGATAGATGCATTATCATGGTCATATGTAATTTTGGTATTGAAATCTGTAGAAGTTGTTGGACGGAAATTGAGACTAGAGCCATAAGAAAATCCAGCGTTACCAATTAAGGCGTCCCAATTGGCAGCTGCACCAGGTGGAGCTGAGATTTGGAAGGTCTTAGTGTATAACTGGGTTGTTGAAAGGCCAGCATTACTGTCAGGATAACCAACAGGAATGTTATTTACATCATGAAAAGGATCAAGAGCACAAAGAAGCCAGTCTTTGCCCTCTTTAGATAGTTTATGGTGATTTACAAGTTCTTGGAAATTTAGTTTATTCATAAGTGTTATTTATAATATTAAGGTTTATTATTTACCCAACCTACACGGGTACTATGTAGGCTTGCTAATGGCTGTAACCGAAGTCATCGATCCAGCCGCATTCATTACTTTCATCTAAGTAACATATAGGAATTACTTTAGATAAATCTTCAATTACCAATTCAAGGTCTTCATTAACGTAAAATTTCATTTTATCTTGTAAAAAGTCCAAGATATTTGAAGCATTTTCGGAAGAACAAGAATATTGTTGATCTCGAGGACATTTATTAATATAATTTTGGTACATTGTCAATATTTTTGACAATTTTGATTCAGGGTCATCAAAATAATCTCTATAGCGAGAGAAATTCTTAATAAATGGCGTTTCGGAATCAGATAGATATAGGGAGAAAGCTTTGGCAAGAAAGGATTCATTTGCTGTTATTAGATTTGATTTAGGACGTTGATGGAATTTGGACATGACTCTTAAAAAGTCACATATATTATCGGGGCAACCTAACCAAACATCTTTGCTGTAATAGCGAGCTAAGAAATTAACTCCGTAAGAACCTCTTTGTATAGTTTCGGCTTTTAAGTCAAAGTTGAATGTACTAGAGGTGGAGATATAAGTTTTAGCGTCAATGTTGGGGGTCATTCCATCATCACCGCCATAAATCCCTAAGGATTTATAAGCATCACTAGGTGAAAGTCCCATTTTGCGGAATGTTGCAAAAGCAACAAAAGCATTAACAATGGAATTAAATACACTAGTGTCAGGTGAACCAGAAATTCGAGCGTAAGGGCTTGTATATCTATGGAAAAAGGAGGTTCGAACTTTACTATTCATCTGGAGGCCGTGCAATTCACGGATCTCTTTATTGGTAGCGTTGAAAGCTTTAACTAATAAACGATGTTCTAAAGCTCGAATAATTTTCGAAACATGACCATCAAATTTGGAAAAATCAGAGTTGACTATAGAATCAGCACGAGAGCAAAGAGCTGCGACTCTTTCGGCGATCTCTCTAGGAGTGAGGCCAAAAGCGTACCACATGGTATTTTTCTTTAAGTAATCAGCCATAGGGTAAGTGTATTTAGAGTACTCAACTAAAAAAGCGTCAGAACACTTAATTATACCTCTTGGGGGAGCAGGTTTGCCATAGGCTTCTTGTTTAAGAAAAAGTTCAAATTTAGCTAGTTCTATTGAGGGGTCATTCATATAGTCCTCAAAATGCCTCTTTTGAACGGTGCGCTGAAATCTATCATAGACTTCATCAGTTGTATAAGGTTTAATTGTCCTCCCATCTAAAAATTCAATAATAAATTCATCAATGGTATTTACCATCCAAGATGTGATTTTATTATGTTGAATAGTTTTCTGGAAAGCCATTATACGTTTTTGGACACAAGCTTTTTCAGCCTCCAAATTTCGAACAGGTATATATGATGGACCAATCAGTGGAGGCATAAAGGCTTCCAAGGAATATTTGGTTTTATC